TCGTCCAAGCCGAGGAGCGGACACTGGCGGGCGACGAAGCGCGCGAGGCGCTGCGACAACTACGAGAGCTACTGCGATGAGCGACGAGAACGGCGGCACCATCACCGTTGACCCGAACCCGACCACGCAGGGCGGGCGCGTGACAATCTGCTACGGCGGCTTCGGCGGCAACTCCGAGATCATCCTGTCGGTGCAGTTCGACCTGGAGGGCGGCGGGCTCACAGGGCAGAGCGTCGTGCTCACGCCGTTCCAGAACTGCGTGACGCTCGTCGTGCCCGACAACGCGTCCGGCGGGCTCGTGCAAGACACGACCGGCACCGCCGACGACGTGGCGATCACGGTGACGCCGCCCTAGCGCGGCAGGTCAGGCACCTTGAGTTCGGGGAACTTCTCGGCGTTCAACGCACGGAACAGCTCGATCCACGCCTGCGCCTGACGCACCGCGACGCTGTCGACCACGAGCCGCCGCACCTCGTCGCGAACCTCGGTGACCGCGCGCACGAGGTCGTCGTTGTTGCGCTTGTCGACATCGCTCTTGCGGTCGACGCTCGCGATCACGTCGCGGATCGCCTCCATCGCCATCCGGTGTTTGTCGCCGATCTCGCCCTTGATGCCGAAGTAGAGCGCGACGAGGAACGCCGTGCCGAGCACGATCGGCCCGACCTGCTTCGCGCGCAGCCATACCTTGTCGACGTCGACTTTATGATCGGTCTGCATGGTCTCTCTCTAGAGGAAGAAGTCGAGCCAGACGGCCCCGAGCGTCGGCGTCGCCGATTCATCGCCGCCCTGCTGGGCTGCCGTCAGCAACACGCCGTCGGCGATCGCGCCTGCGGCGAGCGCGATGATGCTGCTCTGGAAGATTCCGGTGCTCGACAGCGAGAACGACACCTCGGATGTGCCGATCGCGCTGTAGCTCCCGATCGAGCCCGAGAATGAGCCGGTCTTGTAGAGCCCGACCACCTTCGGCGTGTTGGTCGACGTCGACGCGAACGTCACGCGGCCGCCGATGCGCACGGACTGGAACTTCGCCAGGTCGTACGGCTGGACGTTGCGGCTCGAACCAGCGAGGAACGCCGGCGCATCCGCGTGAGCCCCCAGGCCGAGACTGGCTCCGGCATACGCGTTGAGGTAGACGCGGAACGGTGGCATCCCTCGGAACGACGCGCTGCTGCCGACCTTGGTCAGCACCTCGCCAGCGGACGCGCCGCTGACCTGCGTAAGCGCGTCGATGGCCTCCTGCGCCGTGTCCTGGCCAGTGCCGCCGAGCGCGATCCCGACCGGCAAGTCCTTCTCCTCGAGCGCGCCAGGACTGGCCGACGTGCGCGCGAGGAACTTCCCCGTGTTCATGATCAGCGAATCGGTGGCGATGTCGCCGATCTGTACGAACAGGGCTTCGACGATCGCCAGCGCGGCGTTGATAGCAGCAGTCTGCTCGGTTCCGCGTTGGAAATGTTCCGGGTTCGTCGGCGCCGAGAACGAGCCGGCGGTCCCGAACACGGCGGATCCAGTGAACGCCGGGTTGTTGGTCGGCTGCACAGAGAGCGTCGTGCGCGCTGCCGCGGCGTCGGCGTCGTCGAGAAGCGTCTTCGCGAACGCGCTGACCGCGAAGTCGAGTCGCGCCGAGCCGACCGCGCCGTCCTTGAGGGCGGCGGTGATCCGGTCGAGCGCGTCGATCGCGAACTCGATCTCGGCGCTGTCGGTCAAGTCTTGCTGCAAGACGATCCGCGGGGAGAACTCCTGTTCGACGATGGCGCGCGCAGCGGCGACGCGACGCCGGCGCGCGGCGGCAGAAGCTGCGGCATGATCACGCCCGGCGACGACGTGGGCGATCGCTGCTAGCAGCGATCGGTTCATGTCACACCTCGCGGAAGACGAGAGCGACGGCCCACTTCGTCAGGCCGGTCGGGGCCTCGAGCAGTTTGATCGACAGGATGTCGGCAGCGCCGCTCGGGTGCACGATGCGCCCGTCGCCTGGAGGCAGCCACAGCCAGCCGTTCAGGTTCGAAAAGCAGTCGGAAACGATCGGCGTGAACACGCCGCCGCCCTCAGCAGACGCGTTGACTCCGCAGGTCCCGGCGGCGCAGTTCGTGGCGCCGGTGACAACCGAGGCGGTGCCACCAGCTCGCAGCGGCTCCGGCGTAGCCGACGTGACGGTCGGCAGAGCGGCGGCCTGCCGACCGATGGCTACCCGGATCTGCTCCTGCGTCGACGTGCCGTTCTGCGCGACTCGCGCCTCGAGCAGTTCGAGATTCACCGCCGAGGCCGGCGCGCGGACGGCAACGAGCGTGGTAGCTCCAGCGACCGTGAGCCCGCTTGCGGTGATCGAGTAGGTCTTCTGCGTCATGTGGGTTGCTCGCTCAGATCATGGTTGGGACGGCATCCGAAGTTCCGTACTGGCCGACCTGTTGCACGGCGAGCCAGACGCCAGCGCCGGGAGTGTAGCCGTCCTCGGCCTGCTCCGCAGCGGTGTAGACCACCGATCGGTCGCGCTGAAGCATCAGGCCGGACCCGCGGAACAGGAGGCGCTTCCGCCGCCTGATCAGCGCGCCGGTCGGATCGTAGATCACGAACACGAACTCCTCGCCGGTCTCCTGCATCGGATGCTCCGATTCAAAGTCGAGCTCCGGCTGATTCAGGCGCGAGCCACGAAGGGCGACGCTGATCGTCGCGTTGTTGCTGCCGTCGAGCGTCTTCGTGAGCTTGCGCACGGGAGACGGTGTTGCGTTGACTGCACGAAGCCGGACAGCGGTCGGCGGAGCGTCAGCGATGACGCCGGTTGGCGGGACCGCCTTGTACGCCATCTGGCGGGCCGACCGATTGCCCGGATACGGGATGAACTGGGCGGTGCTCAGCACGACGAACGGGGTGCCCCGGGGTTTCTCGTGCAGCGAGTGCGCGAGCGTGCCTCTCATCCCTCGGTACGCGATCGACAGGTACCAGATCGACGGATCAACAGGGTCCTGCGTCGCTTCGCTGATCCCGATGACCTCCCAGCCGTCGGTCTCGGGATTGTAGACGGCGATCCAGTTCTCGCCGGCCGCGACCTGTTCATCGGTCACGGACTCCATGCCGCCGTGGAAGATGCGGACATGCGGCTGCTCGATACCGACGGTCGGCCCGTTGGGCCAACGGATGCCGGCAACGAATGCCTCGGGGTCCGCCGGCAGCGGCTCGTCGATGTAGCCGACGACGCTGGGCGTCGAGAATGTCGCGATCGGCGTCCAGTCACCGGCGCCGGCCTCCGACTCGTAGACCGTGGCCCCGGTCCAGACAGGCCCGGTTCGCGGCACGGCGACGTACACACCGGGCTGATCGGTCTCGCCGTCGCTCAGGGACGACGACGTGACGATGAACACGGGGTGGAACAGCGGGATCGGCTTCGGCACGAACGACGGGTTCTCGTACGCGGGCTGCGGCGGGCTGCCGGCGACGATGTCCTCGAGCACCTCCTCGAGGCACACCAGCTTGACGAGCAGGTTGGCGCCGATGTCACGCTGGATGATCCTGCCAACGAAGTCGGTGCCGTCGTCGTCGGTGCCGGTGATGCAGTCGTTCTCGAGCAAGTACAGGTAGCACCGCGGCAGCACGACCTCGAACTGCGTCGAGTTGATCCACTCGCGCCGCAGCAACGTCGCACACAGGTTGCGCGCATCGCGCCGCGACAACACGAGCGTGTTGAGGTTGACGGTGCTCTCCTTTGCGTGGTCGACCCCGCGCGGGTTGCGCAGGCCGAAATGCTGGAAGCCGTCGGCGTACTGGTTGTCAGGGTCCTGGTGCCGCACTCCGACTGACGTGCTGAGCTGCTCGACAGCGGCGTGCCGTCGCGTGATGTTGTTGTCCTCGCGCGCGTCGCCGTACCTGATCGCGCCGAGGTGCGAGATCCCGTTGTTCTCAATCGCGACAACCTCGGCGTTCTTGATCTCGAAGAACGAGAGTGTGCCATCGCGCTCCTGGGTGACAATCTGCCGCGCGATCAACAGCGGTTGCAGCGCGACGCCGGTGACGTTCGCGCCGCGGATGTACATGCCGTCGAACGGCACCGAGTCAACGCCGCTGGTCTCGACGACGTGCGGCGGAACATTCCCACGCTCGCAGACGGTGACGATCGCTTCCTGCCAGGTCATGTCCTGGTCGACGTCGATCAGCGCCTCGAGCGAGAACGGCAGCTGGTTGCCGAAGTCGTTGACGTAGAAGTCGTCGATGCCCTGGATCGCAACACCCCGGTACGCGGGCACCTCGCCGACGCCGAGCTTGTCGACCATCAGGTCGAGAGCGGTCTGCGTGTCGCTGCCTTCGCGGTAGTGGTCCAGCGGGTTGAACGTCGCGGGAAAGAAGCCGAACGCGGTGCTGTTCTGCACCGGCACGACGTTGGGTCGGTACTCGTCCGAGATCATCTCCACCGGCCCCTGCCCGCCGGCAGCCTGGAACCCGGGCCAGCCAGTGATCGGTGGCGTCTGCGACACCACCGCGAACCAGACCCTGGTGCCGATCCCGGTGCCCTGGATCAGGAAGCACCGGAACGTCCACCCGGGCCAGAGCAGCGTGCCGTTCGACACCAGACGCAGGTTCGCGATGAAGTACAGCGCGCCGATCTGGAGCGACCGTTGGGCGACCTCGGGCGGAAAGAACAGCTCGATGCCGTTCGGGATGATCGGCGTTTGCGCCGTCGTGAACAGGATTTTGGGGTTCTGGTCGTAGTGCGGCAGCGCCTCCTCGTCGTTGCGCGCGACCCGGCCAGGCGGCGCCTGGTTCGCCGTCGCAACGATGCCGCCCATGGTCTGGCCGGTCCTCGGCAGCAGCAGCATCCCGGACGGCAGGCCGCCCTCGCCGTGAGGCGCGACGTACGCGACCTCCCAGGTCCAGCCGTTGATGTCGGGGCCAGCCGACGAAGTGAAGTTGGTGAGCTTGACCCGGTCGCCAGTCTGGAACTTGTCGGCGAAGTCGGGGTCGAGCAGGCTCGACATTCGCAGACGCAAGTAGGTGACGCCGGGCGTGCCGGTGTCCTCGTCGACGCTGATGTTGCGCGACGTGATGTAGACCGTGTTGCGGTCCTCCCAGAGCAGCAGCTTGCCGTTGCCGATCAGCTGCACGAGCCGCTCGGTGCGGCGATCGTTGAGGGCGATGGCGCAGTCGAAGTACGTGCGCCGCAGCTGGACGGCGGTTCCCTTTTTCGTGCCGCCGCCAATCGACTGCTCGAGCACCTTCTGGTCCTGCCAGATGATGTGCGTCGGCACCCTGACCCGCTGACCGATGGCGGTGATCCGCGGCGCGCCAGGGTCGTTGCTGCCGACTGCGACGTCGGCGAGCCGCGGCGCCCGGAGCTGCTCCGGGTTGCCCTGGAGCAGCGGCATGACGACGTACGCGTCGACGACGGCGGCAGCGATGGTGACGAGGAACGTGACGGCGGCGCCGGCTTGCGTGCCAGCGAGAGCGGCGCCAGCGACTACGCTTGCCATCGCAGCCTCCAGACGCAGGCGACGCGCTCGCGCGACCTCTGGGTCAGCAGCACGCGCTTCGCGGCAGGGTCAGCCACGACGACGACGTTGCTTTCGCCGCGTCGGCTGGTGAGCACGGCCAGGTGCCTGGCGCGCTCGCCGTGCCAGAGCTGGAGCAGGTCTCCGGGCATGCGGTCATCGTAGCCGACCGGAAACGCGTACCTCGCAAGACAGCCGGACAGCAGGTCGGCGTCCGGGATCTTGCCGTACGTTGTCGCCTGCTCGTCGACGTCGATCCCGAGTTCGCTGAGCGCGACGATCACCAGGCCGACGCAGTCGACGGCGTGCCGGCTGCGGCCGCGGTGGGCGACCCGCGTGTCGACAAGCTCGAGCACGCGATCGACGAACGCGATGCGCTGGTCACTGAGCCGGCTCATCGGGCGGCACCAGGATGTCTTGGCCGGAAGGCGCGAACGGGTCGCCCCCCATGTTGTCGAGGTTGTCGTACTTGTCGCGGCAGGTGGGCCGTAGCCCATCGCATCCCGGGGAGATCAGTGCCCATTGGCCGATCCCGATGTCGCGCTGAGTCGGCAGCAGGAACTCGAACTCACGCGTGCTGTGTTCGTGCCTGACCACCGGCGACACCGACCCGGCCAACGGCGAGGCCTCGACGATCGTGTAGGTGCCGACCGGCGACGTCGTGGTGCCGATCGAAGCGAACGTCAGCGTGTCGACCGTGTTGCTGAGGATCGTCCGGTACGCGTGAACGATGGCCGGCGCAAACCTGATGATGACGACGGTCTTGCCGGCGTGCTCGTCGACGGTCCAGCTCTGTGTGCTGTCGGTCAGCGTGGTCGTCGTCAGCCCGGTCCACGGCGCGCCGGCCGCGTTGTCGAACAGCCACTCGACCGACCCGTCACGGTAGAAGTTGTCGGCGAACGGCTGGGCCGTGACCGGATTGTTCGCCGGGATGTGGTCGGTCGCGAAGCGGACAGTCGACCGCGGCTCGACGACGGTGACGACCTGGGCCAGGAACACCCAGGGCGCGATGTCCTTCTTGCAGAAGGGGCCACCGAGCTCGTACGGGCATGGCCCCTGCCAGTTCCCGCCGAACCGGGTTGCCTGCGGCTCGTACAGCTGCGCGGTGCGCGCCTCGAGCGTCGCCGTCCACTGGCTCCCGGACCGCACCAGCGTCCTGATCCAGCGCCGGTGCCGCTCGTACGTGAGCCACGGCATGCGGAAGTCCAGTCTGGCCATCCTGACTTCGGCCCCCCGGTAGGCATGGGTCAGCATGTCGCTGACCAGCACCTTCGTCCCATCGACGAACCCGTAGACGTCCTGCGATCCGATGCGCAGCGCCGCCTCGCGCCGGTCAGCGCTGACGGCCGCAAGCGTGGCCGGCTCGTACGTGCGCCCTTCGAACTCGAGGGCTCGGTCGTGGGTCGTCAGCAGCAGCTCGAAGCCGTCGCGGCGGATCACCCGGAACACCTCGGTCGCGCCGACGGCGTGCTGGCCCAGATGCTGGATCACCGCAGCTCCGGGTCGCGTCGTCACACGAACACCTCGGGGCCGAAGATCGTGCCGGTCCAGGCGGTCTTGTCGACCGTGTAACCGGTCGCCGTGCTGATCGCGTTGCCGGCCAGGCCGCCGTTGCCGCCTCCGGGGTTGCCGGGCTGCCCGCCGTTCCCGCCGCCGGTGCCCGGCACCAGGACCGGCGATGTTCCCGGGACCGTAAGTCCGCCGCCGGTGCCGGCCGGCGCCACGGTGCCAGTCCCGGCGTTCACACCGCCGGCCCCGCCGCTGTTGGCCGTCCAGCCGGCCCCTCCGCCTCCTCCTGAGCCAGGAGAGGCGCCAACGGCCGAACCCCCTCCTCCCCCTCCCCCGCCGCCCTGGATCGTTCCTGAGCCGACCAGGAACGCGTCCGAGCCAAGGTAGAGGGCCGGGCCACCGGCGCCGCCGGGGATCGGCAGCAGCCCGGGCGGCACGTCGCCGCCCCGGCCGCCCTTGCCGCCCCGGCCGCTGATGTAGCTGCCCGGGTGCATGTGGAGCAGGGTGGTCGAGCCGGCCGGCCACTCGGCAGGGGACGCCGCCAGCGCGAGCAGCCCGGTGTCGGTCGACCCGATGACGACGCCGGGCCCGACCGTGATTCGCACCACCACCGGCGACTCGCCGTCCCACTGGCCGGTCTCGAGCGCGATCCCGGGCACGTCGACGTTGTTGCGGGAGGTCAGCAGGTCCACAACCACGGTCTGCGTTCCGAGCGCGGCCAGTGGGCCGAGCGCCGGCGAGCCGACGTTCTCGACGTGCCAGACGCCGGCCTCGGTGCCGCCACTGACCAGCGTCGCCAGGTAGCCATTCGGCGCCGACAGGAACAGCAGGCTGGTGCCAGCGTGGTTCCGCAGCTGCGCCGGCGACGTCGACGCGGCCGCCATGAACACGGCGATCGTCGAGCCGCCAGGCAGATCGCGCGCGTCGGGCAGGAACACGTCCGGCGTCGAGCTGCAAGTCAGCCGGTAGCAGCGGCAGCCATTGACGCCGTTCGGCCGGCGCAACGTGTACGCACTCGAGATCGTGGCCACGATCGAGCCGCCGAAGTACTCCTGTGCCGCTGAGTGGGTCATTCAGATCGCGTACGCGTGCCACTGCGTCGAGCTGCCGTCGTTGAGGAGCGCGAACCGGACCATCTTGCCGGCGGCGTACGGCGACCCGATCGCCGCACCGGTCCAGTCATGGAACTGCACCGTGCCGGCGCTGCCGACCTTGACGAGCACCGACATGAGGGCCGGGCCGCCTGGTGTGAACCTGGAGACGTCCGGCAGGAACACGGGGACCGCTGCGACGGTCGGCTCGATCGCCTGAAGCATGCCGTCGTTGAAGTCGACGGCGAGCGCTGCGCTGCGCTGCCCCAGGTCGCGGCTGCCACCGGGCCAGACGGTCTCTGGCCAGGCCGTCTCCTCGAGCACCTCGATGCAGTCGAGCGCCTGCACCGACCAGGTGTCGAAGTCACGCGGGATCAGCGCGGCCCAGGTGTCGAGCGACTTCTCGAAGCGGGCGGGCACCTCGAACCGGCAGCCGCCGTCGACGCGCACCCCAGCGCCTGGCGGCGTGTCGAAGCGGATCCAGCCGTTGCCCAGGTACGTGAACGCAGTCGTCGGCGTGAGGCCGACGGCAGCGAGGATGCTCGCCGAGAGCGGCAGCGCGAGCGGCCTCGAGTAGGGCGCCGGCGTGCCGACCCCGTAGTTCTTCAGCAGCCGGAAGTCGGTCTCGATGCCGTCGCCAGTGCCGAGATTCTGGTCGGTGGCCGTCGGGGCGGAGATCCCATCGGTGGCCGTCGTGTTGTCGCTCTCGTCCTTCAGCTTGAAGCTGTGGAGCGCGCCGCGACGCGCCAGGCCGAAGTCCTTCAGCGCGTGCGCCTGCTGCATGCTCTGGAGTTCCTTCAGCAGGCGGAACCTGTGCCTGGCCTGCGACTGCCGCGCGGTCCGGTACTCGTGGCCGCTCGAGGTCTCCTGGACGATCGTCTGGAAGCCGGCGCCGAACGCCGACCCGTAGTCGACGCCTTCGGGCAGGGATACATCGTGGAACGCCATGTTCAGCCACTCCCCGGCGCGCGAACCGGGGCTTGTTCTGGTGTCGGGGCGAAGCCGCCGGCGACCGCGCCGCCGAGCCCAGCGAACGCGCGCGTGAGCCCCTGCCGCGCGAAGTCGGCGGCCACCTGCGCCAACGCCTCGCGCAGGCTCTGTGCGCCGGTGAGCGCGTTGTAAAACGCGTTTCCGAGCGTGGCGCCGACCTGCTCTCCGATCAGCACCATCTGGCGGAACTGCTCGTTGATCTGGGCGATTCGCTGTTGCTCGGCCTCGTCGATCAGCTGGAAGTCGGCCGGGCCGACGGTCTGCCGGCCATACCCGGCGAGCGCATCGCGCGTGTCGCCGTACGGCTCGAAGCCGAGGCCGGCTCGGCCGCCGCCACCGCCTCCGTACAGCGCGTCGAAGCGCTCTTGGAACCGGAAACCTGGTCCGCCAGTCCCACGCGGACCGTACAGGTCCGGGGCAGCTCCGAAGGCGAAGTCGGGACCGGCCTGCGACAGGATGTCCGCCGATCTGCGCGCGGATTGCTCGAGCTGCTGTTGGCGCCGGAACTCGTAGGCGACGATGTCGCGATACTGGTCGAGTGAAACCCGCTCGCCGGGCGCGAGACCGGCCCGGATGTTGTACCTGTCGCGCTCGCTGGTGCTCGGCAGCCCGAGCCGGAACTGCTGGAGTTCAGCGACGGAAATGTCGAGCGCCCGCGCGACGTACGGGGCGCGGAACGGCTGCGTGCGGCCACCGAAGTCGGCGCTGGTTGGATCGTACAGCTTCTCCTGGAGGTCGATCAGCGCGCGTTGCCTGGCTCTCGCCGCCTCCTCGTCCGCGCTGCGCAGGCGCAGCGACCGCTGCGCGTCCTGTGTCTGCTGAATCTCGCGCATGGTTTTCGCGATCTTTTGCAGCTCGCTATCGGCTTCGCGCACCTCGCCAGACATCGCGCCGAACGCGGCGCCGATGGCAGCGATCACCGTCGACAGGACCAGGATCGGGTGGGCCTTGATGATCGCGCCGAGCGCTCCGAAAGCGCCTGTGGCCCCGGTGACCGCGCCGGTGGCGTTGGTGAAGTTCCGCGACATCTCGGCGACGTCGCGCAGCAGCGTTGCCCCCGAGATCGCGATCCCGGCGGTGTTGAAGTCGCGCAAGGCGCGTGTCGCGTTGCCGATACCAGACGCGACGCTGATCGACTGACCGACGCCGGCGGTGAGCACGCCAGTTCCCTGCGCGCCGAACGCGGCCCCCATGCGTGTGCCGACCTGCGTGACCTTGTTCGCCGTTTGGTCGGCCGCTTCACCGATCCCGAGAACCTCAGCCTTCGCCCGGGCCGCGCCCTCGACCGGCGGGATTCTCAGGTACAGGTCGGTCATCGTGTCGCGCCTTGCGCCCCCTGGCGTGATGCGTCAGCTCGGCCAGGTCGAGCGCGCGCAGCATACGGATCCAGCGCAGCCGACGCACGCCGGCGATGCCGTTGTCCTCGCACCATGCCGACAGCTCGGTCCGCGGGATCGGGCCGGCGCCGAAGCCCATGGTGCGGCTCGTGCACACCTCCTGGTATGCCTCCATGACCGGCAGCAGGTGCGGCTTCAGCACCGGCCTGTCTGCGAGCGCCTTCGGGATCGGGATGCCACGTCTCGCCCGCCACACCGCGACCTTGCGGAGGTGATCGACGCGCTTCGCATGCCGCAAGGCCCATAGGAGCGCGCTCGTCAGTTTCCCGTGTCGGCCTTCTCCTGCTTTTGCAGGATGGCGCGGCGGTTGTTCGCGGCCACCGCGACGAACTCGCGCAGGCTCTGCAACTCGGGCATCGAGAGCATGCGCGCGGCCTCCTCGACGGTGAACGGCACGACGGTGCCGTCGATGCCGATGTTGCGCCAGTCGCGGACGCAGGCATGCGCGAGTGCGCGCCCCATGATCACAGCGGCCTGGGCGTCGTCGATCGTCGCCGGGTCGACAGCGATGCGGTCGCGCTCCTGCTCGATGGCCCGATCGAGCGCCGGGCCGGATGGCGCGATGCGGATGCACGGCCGGTCGGCGTGCTCCTGGTCGAGTTCGTCACCGACCGGCTTGCCTGCGAGCTGGCCGCTAGGTGTCGCCCAGACGGTCCACCAGACGCCGGTCTCGAGCAGCGTCGGGTCCACGGCCGTTTTTCTCAGGTCCAACATGGCCGGCTAGTCGACACGGAAGACCGACACCGTGCAACCGGCGTCGTCGCTGTACATCCCCTGCCACGACAGGTTCTTGAACTCGTCGGCGTCCGGGCCGGTGGTCGGCACGGCTGCATCGGTCCACTTGGCGCGGTGCACGGCGAACGCCCAGCCTTCGCCGTTGACGTCTTCCATGACCCACCAGAGGCGCGTCTCGACGTCGCCGATGAACTCCTCGACGCTGGTCCAGTCGTCGAAGTACGCCGTCAGCCCGCCGGTGACCGACGTTCGCCCCAGGCGCACGCCGATGGCTCCCTCGGATCCGACGACGCGGCGCGGCGCGATGGCGTTCGCGGCGCTGATCCGCAGCGACTGCACCGGGTACGGCGCGCCGCCGACGAACAGGTTGATCACGTCCAGCGGGTCCAGGACCGGCGTGGTCGGCGGCGGCGTGTAGGTCGCGCCGGCGATCGCCGAGCTGCTGCGC